AAAGAAGAAGTTGAACTTGATGAGGATTTAGCTGCTGATATTAGACGTGAAAAAGAAAAGCAAGCTAGAAATAAAGCACGTACTGCTACTGCAAACACAGAAATTGATAGAAATAAAGCAACTGATAAACTTCATAAAATGGGTCTGAATCGTAGTATGGATAGAGCTAAACACTATGACGCTCGTATGAAATTATCTGGTCTTAGAAAAGAAGCTGCACCTAAAATTGATGACAAGAAATATTCTGAATATATGGCTTCACGTCAAAAACCAGTGAGACAATCTTCAACTAAAAAATCGTTAGCTGATATTCGCAAAAAAGCAGAAATATACAAAAAGGAAGAAATTAATTTGTCTAAAAAAGAAGAAATCTTCGAGGCGAATGAACAAACATTAAATACACTCCTTGAAAAAATACACAATCATGTCCTCAATGGAGAAGATTATAAAACAGTTATTAATGAAATCACAACAATTGGAAATTTTGGTTGGTCTTCTAGAGAATTAACAGAATTATATATTGAAAAATATGTTGATATAAACGAAGAAATTAATTCTTCATTAGCGGCACTTTATGAAAAGCATGTTAATGAAGGTGAATTAACAGATATTGCGAAAGAGCGTATTGCTCGAGAAAAGCAAAGAGATAAAATTAAACATCTACAAATGATTGCACGAGCAAAGGTTAAAGATTTAAAAAAAGAAGATACACCATCTGACAGAGAATGGGGTACTGATAGTCTTACTGCAAAATACAAAAAAGACACCCCAGGACAAAATGATTAATTTTAAGACATATATATCTGAAGGTATAAAACTTAAACTTATCCGTGGCAAAACACAAGATGTTCTTAAGATGTGGGAAAAAGGTGATAAGACTTGGGTTGAACTTAGAGGTAAGCCTGGATTTGAAAATAAATACGATCCTAGAGACCCGCTACACAAGGCAATTACAGCGTTAGGTAAGTCAGCAAATATATCCGATTTTGTAAACGGTGAAGAAGTTAGTATAAATCCAAAACATCCGGATGGCAAAAAAGCTTTAGATACAATAAAAAAGTTAATGAAATGAAATCGTTTAAACAGCATATAAATGAATCAATTCCCCCAGAGGTGGCGATGGCAGCTGTAGCGGCTCCTGTCGCTATCCCTGCGGTGAAAGCTGTTGCTAAAGGAACGTATAAAACTGTAAAAGGTATTTTTAAAGCAAAAAAAGCAGCGACTAAAGTAGGACAGAAAGTAGCAAATAGGTTAGTAAAATGAAAAACTTTAAAGATTTTGTTGTTAAAGAAAATTTAATATCAGAAGAATTTGATTACGTTGTTAGGGTAGAAGACTTGCCTGATATGTATATGAAAGCAAAAACACCTTCTGAAATTAAAAGAAATCTTAGAAAAATTTTAAGAGATCCTAATACTTTAATATCAGTTGAGCGTATACTTGCAACTGATTTGAAAAAAATATTTAGAGCTAAAGCCACAGGACAAGAAGAAGAATAATGAAAAGGTTTAGGCAATTTATTGAAGGTTCAGAAACTTGGGAAGCAGGCTATAAACGTCGAGTTGTAAAAACAACTAAACCTGAACATAAAGAAAAAGGCCATAATTGGAGAATTAAAGGTAAAGATAGACCTGAGATTTCAATTAAACTATATAAAGAAAAACCATCTTACAAAGAATTTACAAAGCAAATGAAACGTGTTGCAGGTCATGAGTTTGGTTAGGAGAAACACAAATGACAGACTATAAACAATTAGTAGAAGAATCTATCTTGGTTTACCTATCAGAAAATGATGATCATACAGTATTAGTAAAAGAGCCGCCAAATCCTTTTAGTCCAGACGCAAAGAGAATGCATACACTTCGTCATTCTAGTCGAGGAACAATGACTAAGCTTAAAAAAGGTATGTCCGATCATGAAAAGAAACATATGTCAGGCGCATATATGGACGACACAGCTATTGTACATAGAAAAACCGGTAAAACTATGGCACATGTGATGCGCTTTAATGGTAAAGACACAAAACCTAAAACTTTTGGCGAAGTTCGTAAAGAGATTCAGGCACACATTTCAAAGCACCACCCAGAGAAGTAAAATGGATAAATTTAGTAAATATACAGAAGAACGAATTGACGCGATTTGTGAAGAGTGTAATCTATATGAAGATTTGGAAATCACCGAAGCAGAGTATCAAGGTAAAAAAGTTAAACTAAACGATCCTATTCGTACTTCAGAAAATCCAAACAAAAAATTTAAAGTTTATACTAAAGGGGAAAACGGCGGCATTGTAGTAGTTCGTTTTGGTGATCCACATATGGAAATTAAAAGAGATGATCCTGCAAGACGTAAAAACTTTAGAGCAAGACATAACTGTGATAATCCTGGACCTAAGTGGAAAGCACGCTATTGGTCATGTTATCAATGGCGGGCAGGTGCAAATGTAGATAATTGATAAATATAGCAGAAAAAGATGAATTAAAGTTTGGTAATTTAGAAATATATAAACAATTAAAACCAAAACCAAGGAGAATAAAAAATGGCACTTTGGGCAAAAACAGACGCAACAGCTTCAAGACCAAAATGGTTAGAAACAAATGCAAATAATACAAATAAATCTAATGATGAAGATCTTGCGGTTTTTATTGATACTGCAGAGGCAGGAGTAGCAGCCAACCGTTCAAAAGGTTTAAAAACACCAGGTTGGAATTTGTATTGGACAACACACAGCGGTACTCGCCATCGTGTTGAGCCATTAGTTGTAATGAAAGTTTCTTCTGGCGATGCAGGAGATAACGACTCGTTCCCTAATTCCTAATTAGTAAATTTATATCATGAAATTAGGAGAATCAACCTTTCTTCTCTACGCTGCAAAACATTATGATAATCCGCATTGTTCTGACATTGCAGAATTTGAAGAAGATCTAAAACGTTTTCAATATCTTAGAAAACTTTTTGGTAGATATAATCAAACTGGAGAGCTTAAGGAAAGGTTGATTCTAAATCATCTAATAATTTTGTATAATTGCTTTGGTGTAGAAACGACAAATATGTTATTCATGAAACTCGATGAATATCATGAATATTTAAAACCGTTTGTGGTATACTTAAACTTTATGCCAGAATTTATTGAATATGAAGACGAAAGAATTCATAGCAGACATATTAAGAGTGACGAGCTGATTATAAAAGTTTTAAAGGAAATATAAAGTGGTTGTAGATCTATTTTTAGTATATCAATTTATAAGAAGACTAGCTACGCCTTTTGAAAAATGGCCTGCGTATGAGGCTGGTGTAATAGACGGCGATGGTAATATTCTTATAAAGAAAAAAGATCGTCTTTTGGTATCTCAAAGGAAATCTTTTGGTATCTTTGATCTAATGATATTAAAACTAAAAAAACTACTAGGTAAAGTTCCCGGTGGTAAAACTAGACTTGCATCTTATGCTGCAGCTATATGGCTTATTAAAGAGTGGAAACATTTTTCTGAAGACAGTTTGCTTAATGAATCTGTTACTGAAAAACAAATTGATGAATCATTAGAATTGTTTTTGATTCGATATAATCATTATAACACACTTGTAGAAAATGTCAATGGAAATTTAATAGAAAAATTAAAAGCAACCGATGATATGGGTAAATGGATTGATGATTTTCAGAAATCAGATGCACCACAATTCAAAGGCAAGTCAAAAGAAAAACGTCGCCAAATGGCAATTGCTGCTAAGTACGGCGCAGAGCGTGACGTAGGCCTTAGAGAATGGGTATGCGGTCAATGTAACTGTGAACCGTGTATTTGTGAAAATGATGGATTGGATGAACTGTCATTATCAGTAAAAGATCTTGAAAGACTTAAAAAAGGCTTGAAAAAAGAGAACCTTGAAGAAGTAGCCGCAATAGCACGTTGGAAAAAAGCTGGACCAAATGGTGAAATACAAGCTACTATTGGTGGAAAGAAATATCAAATAGAAAAATCATTAGATCATAATGAACGCCATAAAGGTGAATGGAAAGTTATGGTTTGGGATAAACGTAAGAATAGCTGGGAATGGGAAACTACTGAATATGGTAAAGCCAATGCTAAAGCATGGATTGTGGACCGCATGAATGAAGAACCAACAAATACTGTAGGCGGCGGAGCTATTGCAGGTATGGATGCAGGCCATATGTCAAAAGCCGCACAAAAGAAATGGGTACAGTCAAATAAAAGAAAAAGAAAAACTATTAGAGATATTATGAAAGGCGGATTAGTATAATTAGCTTTTTTAAAAAATCAATTGATGAAGAACAGTGGGAAAGATGGAAGTCTGCTGTAATTGGAGATTTAGCAATTGTTGCATTAAGTAATTCTTTTGCTGTAATAATTTTTCAAAATTCTTCAAGACTTTAAGGAGAACAAAATGGCAAAATTGCAAGGAACAACCGAAGATAATAGCTCATCACAACAATCAAACACCCTAC